ATGTCGGGCCAGGAACGGGTGGGTATTGTTCATAAGCAGAACTTTACTGGCCATACTCCTCGGTAATGTGTGTGGTGGGAGGGAAAGAATTAGGAAAAACCGGAGGTGGAGAGGGGGAGCGAGGAGGGGAAAATGGGCCAGGGTAGAGAAAAAAATTGTAAGGTTAAGGGCGAGTATAAAGACAAAGGCTTGCATTCTGGCAAGGGTGGTAAGATTGTAAAAAATCGCAAGCAAGCGATTGCAATTGCATTGTCTGAGGCTGGTGTTGCTAAACCAAAGGCTAAGAAATGAAAAAGGATGCTAGGTTAGAGAATGCTGGAGTATCTGGCTACAACAAGCCAAAGGCAACTCCTAATCATCCAACTAAAAGCCATGTTGTTGTTGCTAAAGAAGGCGACACAATTAAGACTATTCGTTTTGGTCAACAAGGCGTTAAAGGTAGTCCAGATGGTAGCAAGCGTAATGAGTCATTTAAAGCTCGTCATGCAGAGAACATTGCTAAAGGCAAGTTAAGCGCAGCTTACTGGGCTAATAAGGTTAAATGGTAAATAAAAAAGGATCACCAACCCATATGGGAGTGAACGAAAATGAGTATTACAGCAAAACTTAATCCACGACATCAACAACTAATTCGTGACAAAATAAATGCAGCATTGCTAATTGAGAAGCTTCAAGATTGTGCTTTACATGGGCTAGAGCTAACATCACAGCAGATGAAGGCCATCGAGATATTGCTCAAGAAGTCTGTGCCAGATCTACAATCAGTTGAGATGACTGGCAATGCAGAAGCTCCAATGATTATGAAAGTAATTACAGGCGTACCTAATGACTGATGAAGTTTTAGAGTACGAAGAGGTAGATGCAGCAAACCCACCAGATCTAGGCTACAGACCTAGACCGCCTCAACTTGATATACATCACGCAGTAAACAGGAATCGTTTTACTGTCGTTGTTGCACATAGGCGTATGGGTAAGACTGTATCAGCTATCCTACATCTTATTGATGCTGCACTAAACAACAAACAAAAAGATCCACGTTACGCTTATGTAGCACCAACTTATGCACAGGCAAAGCGTGTAGCATTTGATTACCTTGTAGAGTACACAAGGCCATTAGGTGCAAAGGTAAACATTGCAGAGTTGCGTGTTGATTTCTTAGGTAGACGTATTAGCTTATACGGTTCTGAGAATGGTGATTCTCTTCGTGGTCAATACTTTGATGGCGTAGTGCTAGATGAGATTGGTGACCAGAATCCTAAGATATGGAACGAGATTATCCGACCTGCACTAGCTGATCGTAAGGGCTGGTGTTTATTCATTGGAACGCCAAAGGGCAACAACCACTTTGCAGACTTTAAGGAACGTGCGCTAAAGGCTGATGGCTGGCAGTTCTTAGAGTTTAAGGCAAGTGAAACAGGTATCCTTGACGAAAAAGAATTAGCTGATGCTAAGGCTGAGATGGGTGAGGATAAGTACAGACAAGAATTTGAATGCTCCTTCGATGCGCCAGTAGAGGGTGCTTATTATGGGCAGCTACTGAATGAAGCAGATAATCAAAATCGTATTACTACAATCCCTAAAGACAATCTGGCTCGTATCGTTTGCTCTTGGGATTTGGGTGTTAGCGATAGCACTTGTATCTGGGTAGCCTTTAATCATATATCTGCCTTTATTGTATTTAGGAGATTTTCATGGGCAAGCCATCTCGGAGCTTGGATGTATCTAGTATTCATCATAGTATAGGTGATCATCTCTTACTATCCCACGATTGCCGTTGCGGATCAGGCAACTAGCAATATTCTAAAACTTGGTCTGAGTGGTAGGACTCGAACCTACATCATCTTGCTTCCAAAGCAAGTAGCCAACCTTTGACTCACACTCAGAGGTGATCGGTCGTGGGCTTGCATTCATTTCTTGCTTCTTATTCATAAAATTCCTAAAAAAGTGATAGGTTTCATCGTGCTTGGTCACATCCACCTACCGAAGTCCAAGAACACTCGGAGAAGAGTACCATTTCTGGTAAACCGAATATATCACAGTTAGCTCTTTTTATGCAACAACCTGTTGATATACCACAATGCCTTCTCTAAATCTTCGTGTCCGTTCTTTTCTTTCCAGCGCCACAGGTATTTGATAGCGTTAGCTGTACAGACAGCCTCTATGCCTGTTAAGTTCACAGTTGCAGCCTCTAGTGCATCAATGCACTCAACGCCACCTTGCTTGTAATGATTAGGGTTGATGTTGTCTTTAGGTACAGGCAAGCCAGCTTCTGCAAGCGCTGCATCTGACCGTTTAAAGAATGAATCCCATTCTTGCTCTTCGTCTTCGTTCCACACTTGGTCAAGTGATATTGATTTCATTGGTAAGTTCCATAGGTTAATAGGTTTAAGTATTAGGTCGTGCCATTTAATAGATCCAGTTGTTTTGATAGTAGCTCTACCTCGCTCATGCCAATAGTCTGCTCAAAGCCATCAATTCCAGCATGAATAGCGATGCCATAGCCGCCATTACGGTGATGTAAAGGACACAAGCCAATTGCTCTAGACCAATGACTTTTTTGTCCAGCTCCTGCTCCAGTACGAATATGATGAATTTCACAAGGACTAAACCCATGCCCGAGAACATTGCAAGCAATGCAGCCCTGATCAGCAATTCTGCCATAATGCTTTCGTTCATCCTTAGTCATACCTTTCCTTTAGCTCGTATATGATCTCATCAAGTTCATTTACTTCTCTATCAAGTTCTCTGATCTTATTGTCTAGCATCATAATATGTTTTGCCATTAGTTCAATTCTGTTATCTACAGCACGTTTCTTGTAGATGCTGCAGAAGTGCCGTTTAATCTGTGACTCTGTAACCTCAAAAGTATCTGCTAGTTGCTTAACACTATAGCCAAACATTGAAATATTATAAACAGCTTGCTCTTTATTTGTTAGCTTGATTGCCATGTAATATCCTGTTGATCTCTGCTCTGCTCTCGGCTACCGTTCTTACCTTAATCTTCTCTATCGTTCCGTCATCATTGATAGTGCCACGATAAGACTGCTCGCCATTAGAAGCCCTAAAGCTGCCAGTAAATCCTGCTTCAGCCATGTTCTTAATAAACTCGTTTACGCTCATGCCTTTTTCTCCACATTGCAGTCTTACTTGGCCTATGTCGTAATGCTATAGCTAACAATAGCCCTGTTGCTACGCCTAGCGCATAAGCTGGTGAGTAGCACAGCAGGTAGTCTTTCACAGTTATCAGCATTATACAATTCCCTTGTATGTTCTATGAAACTTCAGCCTAGTCAATGACGTTTTATCAATGTTGTAGTCAATTGATATTACTTTGTTTGGAACGCCAGCAGCCATCTTTGCTCGCATCTCTCTTACCTGAGCTGGTGTAAACTTGCAATGGCCATGTAGCTTTAGTGTTGGCACTTCATCAATCATGTGTTCTTTTCCTTTAATGCTTCAAAAAATTCGCAATTATCTTTATTCCATTCCCAAGCATTACGCCATATAGGGCATTTTCTTGGTGCGCCTTCTGCTTCATTGTGACAATAACAGGCATGACCAATTACTATATTTCCATGTTTACATGGTGCTGGCATTGTTTCATCTTCATAAGCCATCATTTCCACAATATTAAGCATTATTCTTTTCCTTTAATGCTTGTTCAATAGCACGGGCAAACACAAATATCTCGGCAAACATTTCACTAGGGAACGGAAAACTATAGTCAGCAATATTATGTATCTCATCATCCGTTAATCCTTGCCATTGATGAGGGTGGGTATCGTTTTTATTCGTCTGCAACAACCAACAAACTAAAGCAGTTAAATCATGCTTGCTACGTCTATTTGAAACCATGCGTTGAGCAACATCCCAATCTGCATAGGCTTTTGTATTGACTGGATGATATGCCTCAATATCTTTTGACCATTCATCTTTCTTATCTTCCCAAGCCACAGGCTCTTGCGCTGGTTGTTTTAGCGCTTCTTTGCAAATCTTCAATGCTTCTTGTAATTTTTCATAAGCAACGCCACCAAATTCCCATACGATTGCATCTGCCGTTTCCATTGCTTCAATCGCCATCTTTAATGCTTCGTCTTTAGTCATGAGAACACCCCCCAGCTTCTATTGGTTTCCTTGTCTTTTACTTCTTGAACTTTCTTACGAAGCCGCTTTAATTCCTTTT